GGATTAAATACTGAGCATAAGGGAGCATCGCTACACCATAGTTATCTTTCAGTCTGCCGAAATGCGCCCGCGAATATGCTGGGTCGTTGTGCGGGTCAGTCGCTATCTTCATTTCTAACATACGCATCAGCTCGCCTTCAGGTCTTTGCTTGATCGAGAACAATGCATCTTGCACCGCTCTGTTAGATGTAGACACAACACCAGTCGCCCAGTGAGTGTGGTTTAACCGTTCAGCATTATCATGCTGGCGCAGTCTGTTCTTACCCCGCGCAGAAGTTACGTCATAAATAAACTGCGACATCTGGTCAGGCGGCATATTGGTGATCTCGTCAAACGTAACCGCCATGTTATTCATAGTACCAATACGCTGTATGCGCGCATTGTATGTGTCTTTAGGTGTGAGCATCAGCTCTTTAGGTCTGCCCCATATGCTGTTGATAGCCTGAAGCACAGTGGTTTTACCGGATCCTGATTCTTTGCTATACAGGTTTACCATATAACCTTCTAGGTCGGTGTACTTAACAAGCAACGAACCGAAACCCATAAAAAAGGCTAATGCTTTGTCCTCCATGCCGGGGTTGCCGTATATGTTTATGATGTCTTTCCATACATTTAAGTCCCCTTTTGCAGTGAGCAGAGGAGCTACAGGCAGGGTAGGTGTTGACGGCGGCGAGTAGCTTTCTGTATTCGCTCTAATTTCTCTCTCCCCTACGATGATCGCGCTGTTGTCTTTCAACCAGCCAAATTGCTTGTGCGATAGCTCCGTTTTAGTTTTCATCTGTAGTTCTTCAACCCATTTAATAATGTACGACATAAGTACCTCCGCTCTACGCCCACTTACTGCTACCCCTTGTTGGGCCATAGCAGTCATAAATTTTTCTTTTGATACGATATTGGTAAGAGCAACAACAAAGTCTCTGCTCCCATCCATAGGCAGGTGCAGTCTAACCAGAACTGATTCACCCGCGTCAGGGTCATGCATACGCTTCACAACGTATATATCATGCAGATATACAAGCTCATCTTCCTCATCTGGCCCAGTAGCTTTCTTATAAATACCCCCATTAGTCGCACGCATAAATGGGAACGGTATAGAAGGTATAGTGCGCTGGACTAACTCCTGAGTGGACTCTTCCACCACGGTCACTATGTTGTCGCTAGGTGTAGCTTCCTTAATCTCTTTGCCCAACTGAACAGGAGATGCGATGCTAAGTGCGCAGTCTTTACAGGCATCAGGGTTTAGCTTTTTATATGTAGCACATGTATATGGGCCGTTAGTCTGTTGCGCTTTTTTCTCTGTTAAGTCCGCAGAATAGCTCGGGTGCTTATAAGACATCACATGTATAGCTTTTTCTCTATCTATACACACATGGGCGATGCTCAATGCCGCCCGCCATAATGGTTCTTCTAGTGTTTCTTGATGTGCTACCGCATACAGTATCTGCTCGCACCCTTTGCCAGAATTGGACTTCTCGAGTATTGTTTTAAATCTTGACTGCGTGTTGCCAATCAAAAATGTAGTAACAGCGTCCATCTCGCGTGGAGGCTCATGGCCATCTAACACGCTTAAAAAATCTTCAGGTACAGGCAATAGCTCCTGCATCCGCTCAACGGACACAATATCGCCTTCGCTTAATAGCGTCACCTCTAATAGGTCGTTTTTATCCTTCGAATGAATGGTATCTGGGACGCGCAGTACGCGAGTAAGGTCTGTTGTGACTTGGCGGTCTACCTTTAACTTGTGCGACTCACACATCGCCGCTAATACTTCAGCGTGTCTATGCCATACAGTGCGGGACATAGGAGCGTCCATCACCCAGTACACGTGTAGCCCCCGACCAGAAGCAACCATAAATGGTTTCGGCATACCTGTAGACTTACAAAAAGCGCGCAAGTCCTTTAGTGCATCAGCCGCAGTATCGTAGGGTTTAGTAGGGCCTGCGTCTAAGTCAACATAGAATATGTTTTTACCAGCGACGTTTATACCTTTCCTGCCGTTATCTCTGCTCACATAGGATGATGTAGAGAAGTATGCATTCTCTGTGCGAGACACAATTTCGTCGGAAATAGTTAACAGCTGGTCTATAGAGTACACAGCTTTGTCGCGTAGTTTTACAACTTTATTCGGTAAATAGTTTATCTCTGCCGCGTAGTAGCATTCATCTCCAGAAATTGGAGGGAGCACAAGGGCTAGGAAGTCTTTCCTACTGAGCATAGCCGTCCTCTATTGCCGTAAATAAGAGAGAAAATCAGGGGCTTGACGGCACTACCCTCTTCGACTGCGCGGTCTAGATTTTCTCAAACTGTTATGATAATTTTTTTAGGATATCACTTATCTGTTGTGCGTGGTCTGCATCCACACCGACTGTCCCGTAGAACCAAGCTCGCACAGTCATAGGACTGACATTCAGAAACTCAGCTACGTCATCTACGGGAATATCGAGGGCGATGCAACGCTTGCCTAACTGAACCCCGAGCTTGTCGGGGTTAGCATCATATACCCTTTTTACTACTGAGTGTGGGTATTTAGTCATCATCCCAATCAGCCAACAGCTGAGACAGGTCAGCTTTTTCAGCAGGCTCCTCGGCTGTAGCTTTAACTTTCACAGGCTCTGAGACTTCTTCAACAGTCGCAGTAAACCCAGACACCTTAGCTACTTCAGGCTCTGCCTTAGGTGCTTCTAATACGGGTGCTGGAGCAGGTGCTACTTCTGGCGCCGCAGGCTTAACGCCGTCTTGCTGAGAGACGGTAAGGGTAATAGCGTTAATAGCATCAGGCTCTGTACTGCGAGAAATAATAAGCGCATGCTCTTCTGTAGTTAATACTTGTACCGGTCTAAATGTCAGCTTAGGAGTAGCACTTGAAGTGTCAAACCTAGCTTCGGTAACAACTGAAGTAACTGGGAAGTTACGCGCCCCAATAGTTTTAGCGTAGGCATGTAAAGGCCATTTGCCCGGTTCGCCTTCACCAAAAATAGACTTGGACGGAAGTGCTAATTGATAAATTGTGCCGTTTAAGTCATTACCCAACACGACTGCTAACCGTTGTGAGAATCTGCACGCTCTAGACTCGCCTTGACCTGAACCTTTATCGTTCATAGGGCACTCTACGCACCGACTAGCCAGCGGGTTTTTAACTTCAGCCGATGGGGTATCGCTATTCTCTGACCAGCATCTAGGCAGAGTTTTATTCTCTTCGCCTTCTTGGAAAGTACCCTCGTAATAGGTACGAGAAATATGTGGCGCCGCATTAACTATAACTAAATTCAGTGCGCGGTCTTCATTCTTAGCGATCTCTTTACCGTTAGCCATAAGGCGCCATACGCCACCTTTAATAGAAATACGTTTGCCTGACTGCGAAGAACCACCCATAAGGGCTTTAGTGACTTCGTCCAGTTCTCTGTTTTTCAGGTAGTCCGGTAATGCAATGTCTAATACTGCTAATTCGTTACTCATCTTATTCTCCTAGCGTTTGGTTATTACAATGGTTTGTTCAATGTCAGCGTTCAACCCCGGAGGGCATAAGTCTGGATGCTCTTCTAAAAACTGTTGCATGTTATTTGTGTTTATCCTTTGGTGCATTAAGTTAAAGGCGTCATGGTCTTTAATAAACTTAAAGAAAGACTCCCAGTCGTTCGACCAGTACCGACGAGATGTGCGCCTAGAGATAGTGCCGTACTCAGTCCGTATAGTGGCTGCCCCCTGTTCCTTGCATATGTTAAGTAGCTCGCCAGCTACCTGTTTAAGTTGCTCTTCCAGAGCATCATCTTGACGTTTAAGCTCGCGCCTAGCGTCTCTAATCTTGACGTACACTTTTGCTAATTTCTCAGCGGTTATTTCAGTCATATCATTCTCCTACTACGTTTTTGTATAAATCTATCAGTCTGGTATGAATGTCTACTTTCTCTGACAGCATCTTGTACACCCGTCTCTCCACGGGACTTCCTTGCAAATGCACTACTGTGCATGGATTACGTTGACCTGCGCGGTGAACCCGAGCATTAGCCTGTAAATATGTTTCTATTGATGTGATCGGCCCCCACCATACGACTACGTTAGCCGCGTGAAGAGTAACCCCATGCGCCGCCGCTTGCGGCTGTATCACCAGAACCTGTGGGTCAGGGCTTGTCTGGAACTTATTAAACACATCAGTACGTTTTGTAACATTAACCCCACCATGTATGACTTCGCATGATATGCCCGCATTTCGTAGCTCATCGGCTACAACATTAATGGCGTGTCTGAACGGGGCGAATACAATAACCTTATGGCTTGCCTCATCTATAACTTCGCGCAGTGCCGCTAGTCGGCTTTTAGCATCGAACGCTATGACCTCACCATTATCCGCATACACCGCACCACAGCTGAGCTGTAATAACTTGTTTAGGCTAGCCGCCGCGTTTACCGTTGTTATCTCTTCTCCAGCGGCTATAGTCATCATGTCTTTGCGTAGCGCTTCATAATACTTATGCTGTTGCGCGGTTAACGGCACATCGCGTGTGACATAAGTCATGTCGGGTAAGTCTAAACATTCTTCTTTAGTAAACCGTATAGCGGGTTGTAGCACCGTGTGTACTGTCTGCTCCGCAGAGGGTTTCGGCACCCACCTGAATGTAGTTATTTTGTACATGACCATATCTTTGAATGCACCTTTAAACTTAGGCACACCCGTTGGGTTTATGATCTTCGCCAGCCCATAAGCGTCATCTGGAGACTGAGATGCTGGGGTTCCAGTTAGCATCCATATCCATGTAGCGGGGGTTATAACTTCGTTCAGTATCTTGAATCTTTTTGTAGATACATTTTTATATGCGTTTGCTTCGTCAACAACAATCAGGTCAAACCCGCCGTTTTTTACTTCCTCTTTGACAATCTCAAGTCCGTCGAAGTTACATATGACAAACTCAGCATCACTGGTAACAGCCTTAATCCGTTTTTCTTTAGAGTAGCTATGAGCGATAGCACAAGTCCTATGCGTCGCGAATGTAAATAAATCGTTCTCCCATGCGGCCTGCATAATAGACAGAGGGCACAATACCAATACCCTACGGATAGCGCCTATCTTTAATAGGTAGTCAGCCGCCCATATAACGGACGCAGTCTTGCCAGTGCCTTGCTCGTTAAAACAAAAAGCTCGGCGATGTAACGTCAAAAATTCTGCTGTTGTTTTCTGGTGGGCAAACGGTTTATGTATGCCAGTCCACTCATAATGCGCGACTATAGGCGATGGTACATTTTTAATACGCAGATTCTTAAGTACCTGCGCTTCCTCCAGCCCCCACTTGACCAGCACTTTATTGTCACCGACATGTTTAGCTTTAGGTATGACTGTGGTTATCCTAGTAGGCTCTTTGACCTTAATCAATAAGCCTTTGTTATCTATTATTTGCACACGTCTCTCCACGCGAATACCGTCTGAATGTGAAGTTTTCACTCAGACTATTGTTATTTATGTTGCTGTCTTTCCAGCTGTTAGATGGTACAGGTTCTCAGGCAACGTCAATCCCCTGTTCCGATGCTCTCCCTTGCGGGCATATTGCCAAGCGGTTAAACCATCACGGTTAATTCTACTACTATTTTTTCTTTTTGAGCGGCTTATTTTTACGCATCGTATGATCGGAGTTCCTATCGAACGATCTGTTTGCGTGCTTACTCTTCACATGCAGGTTGCTAAGCCCGTTTGTGCCACCTTTGCTCAAAGGCTTCTTATGGTCTATATCTTTCCCATCGCCTTTATGCACTCTACCTGCTTTCGTAAGCTCAGCGCGCGCCTTATTACGCTCCGCTCTACGCTTAATTTGCTCGGGCTTACCTTGGTACGCCTCGTACTCATGCTTGTAGTTTCTATCGGCTTTGTTTTTATATGCCATAAATCACCTGATGTTAAATACTTCTTCAAATGCTACACGCCTAGCTTCCGGCACAGTCATACCGCTCGTTAACTTATCAAGTACGCTATCTATGAACGTATCTATTTGATCATAACTCGGCTTCTTTCTAATGCGCTCTGAGGCTCTATATAACCACAGTTCATCTTGCTCAGCGTCAGTAATATCATTGCACATTTCTATCTATTCTCCAACAGGTGTGTCACTTAAATACTGCAGTACATTCTCTACTTCCGTTAGGGCTTTGTCTAGCACATCACGTTTCTGCTGGACGGTTTGATAGAGGTGCTGAGCCGCCTCTTGATATTCCTTGGTTTGAATACCTTTGCTTTGGTTGAATGTTAAGAAGTTGTCACGAGCAATCAGGTACTCGTCTAATAAGTCTATGAATTTCATTGTTCTCTCCTGTTAAAAATAATGGGTGCCAACACTTGTAATTGACGTTCGATCTCAGCCGCCACTTCGCGCACTTCGGCTTGGGCGTGCTTGGTGTTTCTAAGTTTAATGAAGTCTACCCATGCCTGATAGTTACCCGCAACGTATAACTCTGTCTCTTGCGCCTGCCGTAGCCAGTACCGTGCATCTTGTTTCGCCACACCCGCTTGTCGTAGCTCTTGGTACAGCTCCCGTAACTCATGCTCGACTGAGATAATAGAGT